GCCCCGCCCCAAACACCGATAGAAACTACATAGTGGTAGTCCATCAGTTAAAGCCATACCACATTGGCTAATTGAATCTCTGTATTCATCCCAAACCGCTTTTTCTCTAAGGTTTCCTAGTGATACCAAGTCTTTACTCATAGCGATACGTGGATCACGGACCATTCTCCATCTTGTTCCGTCAAATATTGGTTGTGATTGGCAAAATACACACAGTTCTAATTCAAATACAGGTTCTTCTACTTTCATATCGAACCCCATTTCACTGAACCAAGCTCCTAAGCCACCAAATCTTCCGAGATGTTTTTTATCCATGATTAGCCCACAATCATCACCATTGTTAACCAGTTGATATTCACCTTTCTGAAACCCTAAATCATCCATATAAGCCCATATTAAGCAGCACATAATAACACAATTACCTACACCCGTATTCATGTCTCCACTCATTCTCGCTCCCTTTACGGTATATTTCAGCTTCCCATCTTTGCAATAAGCGAAACCCCTGTTTACCAATTGCCAACTCAGCAATTTCATAAACTCTGGATTATTGTTGAACATAGCATAAACACTATGCTCAAACACTAATGCATCAACAGAAACATGTTGATCGAACCTGCTGGCATCCAACCCAATAAAGCATGGGTCAGCATACTGGTTCCAATGATCAGCAATAGCCTCACCACAATCATAAGCATTAAGCCCTTTCATGATCGTGTGTCCACCGAACAGTCGCTTCATAAGTCGTACCACCTTCTTCTCTATGGGCCTAATGTACGGTCCCAGAGCAGCATTGTAGACGTATCCACGTGGCTGTATTACTCTAGGAACCGGATCAGGTTTACTTGTGAGATCCAGTTTTTCTCCTTTTACGAACGTCCCGACGTAAGAGTCAGATTTCTGAATGCCTCTAGCACGGAGCACCCCAAGTGCAGTTTCATACCTCTGTCGTTGGCGCCCTCCATAAGGAGCGAGGAATTCCTCGTCACTTATCCTGGGGACCTCTTCCGCCATAAGTCTTAACCTACCCTTGAGTTTCTTCAATCTGTCACTGAAAGCCCCTTTAAGAGGGAGTGGAGTTCTAACATATTCATCATCAACTTTGAC